TGTACCCGTTATTAAAAAATCTGCTCTCCATTTACGTGTTGGATGGAATTTATATTCCTGTTCAAAACCAATCTTGCACGCTCTTAAATGCGTTGCCAGTACCATTTCACCCACACTTGGTTGTCTAGCAACTTGCTTTGCTGAACGCCGCTTTTTATTTTTCTTAATAGGAAATAACTTACGGTATTCAGCAATGCTGACTGATGACATCAAGCACCACCTTTCAGCAAATGGTCCAATTGATTAGCAAAGCAGTTATAAACTCGCGCTTTATCCTGATCACCAAAAAGGCTGGAAGAATGAGCATCTTGTTTATACTTCTGAGCCAGTTTTTCAATTGACTCCCTTAGTTCAACCAGAGTGCTTTGCTTTTTACCGCTGAGTGGTTCAATTGAGCGTGATACGTGGTCAGCCATTTCTTTTTCCATATGATCGAAGTAACTTTGACGTGCTAAATCCCTCGACTTGATTAGCTCTGGTGAAATAAGCTTTTCCATTTCAAGGCGTTGCGCTTCAATCCACCTACTGTCCATTTTTTGCGCCCTCCGCATTAAACTTCTTCGCTTGGTCAAGTGCCTTCTCTAATTGAAGTAACTCGTTGTAATCAGTATTAGATAGCCCACTGCGGTTATATTTGCCTCGTAATTTTTCACAAAGAGTCTTAACTTCTGCAAAACCGCCGTAAGAATTTATTAACTCTTCAACTGCACAGTCTTGGCATTTACTCATGGCGATATCCTTTCTCATCTAGCTCTTTACGCGCCAACCACCACAAAACCACCGCACCGCTAATAGCTGCTGTAAAAAATGAAATTAATAAGCCCCACGCTAAAATCTCGAATTTATTCATACATTCGCCCCATCAATTAGCTGAAGAATATTTCTAGGGATTGGCATACCCTCCCGACGGCACATCTCTGCGTATTCGTGTGGATTATCGAAAGGATCAGGGCCCAACTCTTTTATAAGCTCAGGCTCTTTTTCCTTAGCCTTAAGCTTTTGTACTGGTACAGGTTTACGACCATTGATTTTTAAACGTTCCATCAATGATTGGAGATGCTTTTGCGCTTCGTCATTGCTTACTGGGGTGTGTTCAGGTTCTTTATGCTCTAGTTGTAGCGGTGGAGTGTAAAACTCTTGCTGACGGCCTTTTAACTGAGCTTTAGCCACCATCACGTTGTATGTCCCGAAGAAATTATCTTGAGCTGCTCGCATTTGGCCGGCTTCGATCAAATACATAACCTCGTCTAAGGCGTACTTAGTGATTTGGGTAATAACCACAGAACGGTCAGTTGTAAACTTACATGCGCGAGACCAAGCTTCTTCTGGAGACATCCAACTTTCACCGATACACCAGGTGCGAAACTCGGCAAATGACGGCATAAAGCGTCCACCTGCTGTAAGTAATCGAGCAAGTGCGTTGTTAAATTGGTTTTGTTGAACGCCAATCAGTGTTTTAAGTGCGATTTGCTCAACCACTGACAGAGGAATTGCACTTTCGCCTGTTGCTGGAAATTGCTTATTGAACTGAGCAGCGTAAACAGTGCGAAGAGAAGCGATTAATTGACGCACTTCGTTCAAGGTAATCTCATGCATGACCTACCTCCTCAATCATTGGAAACTTTTTTGCTGGGGTTACATCCACGATTTGAGATTCGCTCTGTTCTTCAAAAAGATTAGCGAAGTAACCCGACTCTTGTGGTTTTTGACCAGCTGAATTGATTTGCTCTTGTTTCTTGCGGTTAGCAGCGACTTGTTTCTCGTTGTTTTGAACCCAAGAGAACCACTTAACCAACCAGATGCTTGGTGTATTCAACGAACTTGATTCGTTTGCAAAGTACCAGTCACCGAAATTTTGAATCATGGTTCTCAAGTCGATTTCAGGTACCGAAACAAATCTTTGTTGAGCAAGTGAAATGAAATCGTATTGAAACTCGCTGTATTCAGAAATGAATTCACGCATTGAATAGCGTTTGTGATCATCGATCTGATACTGAGCAAATTGAATTGGAGTTAATTGCGAATTTTCTCCACGCGTATTACTACTACTATCAATAATTGGTTCTTGGTTAATGGTTAATGGTTTATGGTTATTGGTTGGTTGCACGCCCGTTTGTTCTTCGTTTAACGGATTTTCAACGACCGTTGAATTTTCGTTAGACGATTGATCATCTTTTGATGAACCACTGTTGGACGAACCTTTCTTTTTCGCTGCACGTTTTGCAGCAGACGCTTTACCAGCCTCACTCGCTTGTTTCTTTTTCCCGTGGTATTCAGCAATTTCTCGTTCACAACGATTATTGCGATAAACACCTTCTTCAAGAATGAAAAACTCATCAAGTACATATTTGAGAGCTTCTTTTTGCTCTTCGGTAGTACATTGCAAACGACGTGCTAAACGATCAATGCTTGTTGCATCAATCGCCTTCTCCGTGTCGTAATACATGTCTAATAAGTCACGGTAAATCGCACGCTCAATTAAACTGAGGTGGCGAGTCGCATTGTTAAAGTCACCAATATGGTGTTGGTAATAATTCATGCGGCCCCCTTAATTTGTTGCGTAATAAATGGATTATTTGCTCTGGCGATAGCAGCCATTGGATATGGAGAAACGGAGTTACCAACCATAAAGACTTGATCTTTTTTAGATAGAGGCTTTCCATCGCTCCCGTATTCAATTACGTATGAATCTGGAAACCCCTGCGCTCTAAAAAGTTCACGTGGTTTAAGCATGCGTATACAGATATCAACAATTGCCCAAGGTTCACCTTTGATCCAAACAGTAACTAGGGCTAAACGATCTTTAGTAGTGATCGTATCCATTGGCTCAGTGATACTTCTTGCGTCTCCATTGCCGTAGTAGTTAATTAAAAATGCAGCAACACGAAGAGCGCCCTTATAGTTATCTTTGCTCAACTTGGCAGTAACTAATCCATGATGCCCACCTTTCACTTGTGCACATATGGTTGATAGAGGCTCATCAATTGACCAATTCCGCTGTTGAGAAGCGTTTGCAAACTCTGTAATAAACGGAACAAGGATTGGACTTATTAAAGAACTATGTCCGCCATAACCTGCTGTAGTTGTTGCTAATGGTTCACGTATGTCATGACCAAAACTTGTACGGAAATCACGGCCAATAAAAGGTGTGGCAGAATTAACAAAAAATGGCTCTTTAGTTTCAATGACATATTTTTGAATACCTTTAGCTATGCGTTTTAGAGTTGCATCAGCTAGAGGACCTTGCGGCCTATCAAAAATTGAATTTCCTAAATCTGAAAATTCAACACATTCAACTGTTGAGCGCCATTTTTTTAAATTGCCCTTAGGTTTCTTTGAGAAGTATTTTTCTGGCCATACTATTGGTTGCCCATCACAGCGAGCAACGAGAAATAATCGCTCACGTTTTGTTGGCGCTCCGAAGTCAGCAGCAATAATATTTTTTTGCCACTCAACTTCATAACCAAGTTGTTCAAGACTACGGACAAAGTGTTTCCAAGTTTTACCTTTCTTCTTGGGGTTTGGTACTAAGAATTGATTGTGGCGAGGAACTCGCTCACCAGGCTCTGCAATTCGATTTACCTTTTTGCCATTAATATTAATTTTATCGAGAGTAATGACTCTGCCTGTTGCTTTGTCTCGTTTTGCAATTAAAGGTCCCCATCCTAAGATCTGCTTAACATTTTCTAAACTGATCACATCAGGTTTAACTTTGCCTGCAAACTTAAGAACAACCCAAGAAAGGTCACGTATTTCTTTTTTACGTGGTTGTCCGCCAGCAGCTTGCGAATGATGTGTGCAGTCTGGGCTTGCATGAAACCAACCGACTTGATGACCATCACAAATATCAATTGGATCTACTGCAAATACATCTTGAACATAATGCTTTGCATGGGGATGATTAGCCTCATGCATAGAAATTGCTTTTGGATTATGGTTTACAGCAACATAAACAGGCCTGTTTAACCCCATCTCTAATCCAGTGCTTGCACCACCACCGCCAGCAAAGAAATCTACGATGATTTTTTCAGAAAAATTTAATTCGAATTGAGTTCTAAAAGAACGAGCAGCATCAACAAATGTATTCATGCTTCACCGCCTTCTTTAATCTGAATGAATGTGCTACCCAAATAGCGGATCCGTTTAGCCCGATATAAACTTGAGATGATCGGGCCAGCATGAATAAGATAAATCCCATGTTTTCCATGCTCGTCAACCAAAGCCTGCATGAATTCATCACGTGTTACAGCAGCATTTTTTTCGTCACGGTTTTGGCGGGCTAAATTTTCCTTCCGTTTTTTCAACAAACCAGACAAAGTTCTTAATGCTGGTTCATGCCAGGATTGAATATGCTTTTGTTGTTGTTCAAAGGTACTCATGACACCTCCGCTAATGCTTGCTCAGCTTTTGTTAGGCGGCGTTTGGCATTAAGTTCTGCAACTGTTGCTGTGCGGATTTCTTTTGACGAAACTAAAATCAAATGATTCTCTGATTTGATAGTCCACAACCTAGTCAAAGTTTTGTTTTTAACTTCAAACAAATCATTTGATTTAAAACTACGGCACTCTTTAGTAAGCACTACAACGTCACCTATTAAAAAATCTGGTGAGTTGAGTTCGATTGGTTGTTCTGATAAATTGTTTGTGTTCATTTGATCCACCTCAATTGAATGCCTAACCACTCCTGTTGCAGCAGGTAGTGGTTTTTTATTTGAATAAAATCCGCATGTATTCAGGTGAAGTGAATGCATGTGCTAAATAGACTCGCGTTGCTTCTGCAATTTCAGGTGAGCAATACACATCACTTTCTTGCACAACCTTCAAACCAATGGCTGTCAACAAAAAGCTAATAAACTCAATCTCAGTCCATCCATTTGATTTCTTTTCTGTTTTCATCCGTGAAAGGATGCTTGCATCGACATTTATCATCTCTGCTACTTGTCTTTGATTGCTAGCGTTAAGTGCTTGCAATATGAGCGATTCGTTATTGCTAGCGCTTGCAGGCAATTCATTTGATACTTTGTTCATGGTTTAGTTCCTAAGCGGTTAATTGTTTTGAACAATATTCCTTCCATAAATTTTCTAGTTTTCTTCCTAGATCATATGAAAGGCGTTTTCCACATAACCCGCGCTCTAAATCACTAACGTAATTCTGTGAGCACCCGATTTCTGCGGCTATAAATGTCTGAGTAAGACCCTTTTCCCTTAACTCAGAGATCATCTTCTGCCATTGATTCATGGGCGGTCTCCGATAATTTTTATTAAATATATAGGTTTTCCGATATTTATACAATAGCCAAACCGATTGTATTTTGTATCAGAATTCCGATAGCAGTACTTAAGGAAAATACTCATGCCAACTTTGGGTGAAAATTTAAAAAATATTCGTAAAGCGAAGAAAATGACCCAAAAGCAGTTAGCTCAAAAGTCTGGGGTAAAGCAGTCTGTAATTTCAGATTTAGAAACCGGCAATGCAAAGTCAACTGGTTCTATTCTTGAACTGGCTAATGCCCTTGGGGTTACTGCCGAAGAACTAAAAAAAGGCGCATTTGATGAGGTTTCTCTAACAAACGTTATTCCTGTATCCCCTCGTATGGCCCCTGTCTTGTCATGGGTTCAAGCAGGCACGATGACGAATGTTGAAGCTGTTGATATGTCTCAGGTTGAAGAGTGGCTGCCGCTTACAGATGGAGACTGTGAGAAGTGTTTTTATCTTAAGGTTCAAGGGCTGAGTAATTACCCAGACTTTCATGAAGGTGATTACATCCTTGTAGACCCTACCCTGCCTTTTAGTGATATGAACTCGGGCGATATCGTTGTTGTTAGAAAATTCGATGATGCGACTTTTAAGCGGTTGGTGATTGAACCAGATGGCACTAAATACCTGCAAGCAATCAACCCTGAATTTAAACCAAACATCATTCCACTTGATGAAAATTGCGAGTTTGTTGGTGAGGTGGTGGACTGTATTCGCTATGTTTATCGAGCTAAGAAAAAGCTACGCAAGAATTAAGAATAAAAGCCGCTATATGCGGCTTGGGTATTGGAGTTGGGGTATGGAGTTTAGCGATTATATTGTTTATGTTGATGAAAGTGGGGACCATACCGTAAATGGGTACAATGCAAAGTACCCTGTATTTGTTCTGGCCTTTTGTATTTTTCATAAAAGATATTACACAGAAACTGTAATCAAGAAATTGGAGCAGCTTAAATTTAAGCATTTTGGTCACGACATTATTGTGATGCATGAAAGAGATATTCTTAAAGGTACGGGAGATTTTAAGAATTATTCATCCAAAGACCAAAAAGAAGCGCTATTAAGTGACCTCACCGAATTAATGCAAGAAACAGATTTTATTTTAATCTCATGTGTTGTTAGAAAAGATATTTTAATTCAAAGATATGCAACTCCTAAAAATCCATATTTTATTGCTTTAGAGTTCGGCTTAGAGCGCATTTATAAGTTCTTAGTAGAGAAAAATCAGCAGGATAAGAAAACGTTCATCGTATTTGAACAACGCGGATTACAGGAAGATAGGGATTTAGAACTTGAATTTAGGAGGGTTTGTGATGGAAATAATTACGAAAAAATTTGCCTACCATTTGAAATCAAAATGGCTTCAAAAAAAGTAAATTCATCAGGACTGCAAATTGCTGATTTGGTTGCACGGCCTATAGGTAATCATATCCTAAAGCCAGAACAGGTTAATAGAGCATTTGATGTATTGAAGTATAAATTTTATAGTGCGAATGGCCGTAAGGGAGTTGGAACTGGATATCACGGTTATGGGTTAAAAGTATTTCCTAAATAACAAATAAACAAAAGGCCCTAACATAACGCTAGAGCCTTTCGCCGACTGGGAATCCCCGGTCCATATATAGATTATAAAACATTAATAAAAGTTAATCAAATGCCGCATACCCGAGCGGCTCTTGGATCGGGTGGAGAAAATGATGCTACTTGATAGGCAGCTACAATTAGAACTCATGAGCAAAATGGCAGAAGTCTATCCATCCTCATATGATTTTTCAGACCAGATAAAAAATTCAAATGAAGATCAACTTAAGAGAAGTTATGCCAATCTGTATTACCTGCAATCTCACGAATTGCTTGAGCCTAAAAGTATTCACTTACGCTTTGAGCTGGGTGGATCAGGAAGCCGCTTATTTACCCTGGGACTCCCTCGACTAACTGAGAAGGGAGCAGATTTTATGGCGAATGATGGAGGTTTATCCGCCATATTGGGTGTTGTCACGGTTAAGTTTGAAGCAGACACTCTCAAGGCAATTTTAGAAAATCGAATTAATCAATCTGACTTAGCCCCTGATGATAAGAAATCAATGATTGATGCGCTTCGAGAGCTGCCTGCCGAGTCCATAAAACACCTGACCATGAAATTACTGGATGAAGGTTTAGAGAACCTACCGAGTGCGATTTTACTAATTGGAACGTATCTTGGCATATCCTAGAAAACTCGAGATATAGATTTCCAACATCAATAAAGAAAGTATCATGTTTCGTTTTTAACTCAATATAAACACCCTTTCTAGGTGGATTTATAACAATAGATTTAATCATTTATTTATACCTTTGCTGTGAACCCGACACGGTCCTTTAGAACATATCGGTAGAGAATATATGTATAAGATACCTAAAGTAGTTATTCCTGATTCTGCTAAAGAATATAGACCACCTAAAGTTAAATTAACGCTAGAAGAAATCAAGCAGCTATCAGATGATGATTTAATGAAGCTGCTAAGTGGTGAAGGGAAAAGCGGTATAATCCCTGCTCCTCTTTTGCAAGCTATTAGCTATGAATTAACTTCTCGGCAAATTAAGGAGTCATCTAAACCACATTGGACTGTATATTTTGGGGTGGTGTTAGCTTTTATTGCAGCTATAACAGGCATCATACAATTACTTAGCTCAAAGTAATTCAGTTGTAAAACTTGATCTATTTACAGTTTTGGATAGGTTTTTACGATATTTACACCCAATCCAATACCTGAAAGCCATAGTGAAACCACACATATTGACATCAAGATGCTTAAAAGATAGATGCAACATGCAAGCGCCACTAATTGAGGCACCAAGAGTATCAACAACACAGAATTGTCACGCTTCATTCAAACACCCCCAACTATTAAATACATGAATGGTTTGTATTTGATTGATATTCATAAAAATCACCTTTCCTATGAACCAGACAACTTTACTAGAAACCTAATAAGAGAAAATTTCAATGGATAATATTATTCAATTTCCAAAATCTACTTTAAGCAATAGACAGGAAATAGAAAGCATTTTAATACAAGGCCTTGTAGAACATGGAGCCAATCAAGAAGATGTTGGATACGTGGTGGAAAGAATGTCTAATTTTTTGGATATTTTATGTGAATTTGAGTTTTCTTCAAATTTACCTAAAAACCCAAGGCACGAAGACATTCAGTTACTTTTCGAACAGCTCTCCAATAAGCTTTCCATATTTAGGGATGAACTTCTCCTTGAGAGATTTAACGCTGAAAGCTTTTATTTGAAGGGTGATTGATGGATACTTTTTATGAGTACCTCTCCACATCAACCGACCTTGAACTCTAGGTAGAATCTTTAAATCATCCGCACACTCAATAGTAATTGAATGAAATGAGCGTCCTACAAGTGATGATTTAGCAGTGATTTCAACGCGCTTACCGTGTTTGTCAATTCCATACATATTAATAAACTCCAATCAACCCACCCAGTGTGGGTTTTCTTTTGTCTATTAAAGCATAGTTAAAAATAAAAATATCGGTTTTTCTATATTTCCATCGGATTTCCTATTGACTAATAATATCGGAAATGCGATATTGATTCCACCAAGACAACAAAAAAGCACACCGCCCTCCCCAGGTCCGATGTGCTTTTGCAAACTGCGAGATCAATTATGAACGTAAAAGTAAACTCATTCAACTCATTTGCATTTGTCAGCATGGCTGCTCTTGCAATCTCTGGTGGTTCTTTAGTTGCTTGCCAGCTACAACCAGCTTTCCAAACAAAAGACGCACCTACTCTTTTTACCCCTAAGACTCAACCAAGTACTTACGGTGTCTTAACTGCCAAAATCACAGGTAAACATTCTGGCGTTGCCGTAATCAAATTAGATAGTTTCCGTTTAAATGTGAGCTTTGATTTTGAAGCTCATACAGACAGCTACGGCGTTCCGGGTTCTGAATTCACCGCTGTTGATATTACCCAACTCACTGTAAATGAAATCACTGATATTAACGGTAAGTCATATAACGATTTCACCGAATTTGAAGACATCCGCAACATCAATGACCTTCTAAAAGGCTTCATCGAACGTAACAAGTTGGTGGAGGCTTAAAGATGACTCATTTCAAAAAGCACCCCGACGGCTACAAGTCATTTTTAAGCCGTGATGATAAAGGGTTGTATTCAGTTCGCATTGGCTGGCAAGTGTACGCATCTAATGCTAATGGCTCAGTTCTTTACAAAGTTAAAGACGGAGTTAAGACGCCTTTAAATGTGTCTAAGTTCCAAACTGAATATCCAAAAGTTTGGAATGAACTCACACAAGAAATCGACTTCCAACGCAGAAAGCAGCTCGCTATAAAACTGCGTGAAACAAATATCCCTACTTATGACCGCAAAGCATATAAGCAAAAACGCGGTTTTACAGGCTCAAGATGAGGATAAGAAAAATGACAACTGAAAACTCAAAAGACAACTTACATATCTGGAATGCAGTTAAGCAAACGCCTACCAATTTTCTTAAAAAAATTGAGTTTGGTTATTTAAAAGGTAAATCAGATATTAACCCTCAATGGCGATTAATGGCTATGACTCAGGCCTTTGGTCCCGTTGGTCATGGCTGGACTTATAGACATGTACGTTTATGGTCTGAAACTGCTCCAGATGGAACCATTATGGCTTTTGCTGAAGTAGCAGTAAAAACCAAGATTGATGGTGTTTGGGGTGAGGAATTTTTCGGCAACGGCGGTTCAGCAATTGTTGAAGTTCAAAAGGGCAAATTAGTAGCGATTGATGAAGGTTATAAAAAGGCCGTTACTGATGCTCTTGGTGTAGCGTTTAAAGCTATTGGTGTGGCAGCTGATGTCTACCTCGGTAATTTTGATGGAAGTAAATATCTATACAACTATGACTATGCCTATCTAGAGCAAAATGCCTCTACCCCAGCAGGTCAAAATACAAATCAAAATAATCAGACAATCGCTCAGGGTGGTAACCAGAAGCCGCCTCGTACTCAGGACCAACTATATCAAGATGCATTAAAAGCAATTAAAGATGCACCAGACACCAACATCTTAAATGCTGCGATTAAGAAGTTTAAAGGTACTACGTATGAGGCGGGTATCAATAGAGCATGCCAAGCACGTGCCGATCAGATGGGTTGGGCACCTAAAAACAATCCTCAGCAAGTTCAGCAACAACAGTCGTTACATCACTAAAAGGAGAGCTATTTATGTCTAACTTACTAACTGCAGCTGAAGCATTTGCAGCTCTTCAAAACGGTAAAACTGTTCTATGTCGTCCAGCCGGAGACATGTTGGACTTTGCCGATTTAGATCAATTCCCCGCTTCTGTTTTTGGCAAACCGGGTTTTGAATTCTGCATCAAAATCGAAACTATTGAGCTGGCTGGCATTACATTCACAAAGCCATTAACTATTGATGAGTATGAAGAGGGTCAGGAAGTTTATGTAATCAGTACATATTCGCCTTCTATTTACGTCGTGAATTTTAAAACCACCGCATTAATTGATTCTATTAACAGTGGCTTCGTTCAACGTGATGCAGAAAACGCCAAGCTTCAATTAAAAGCACTGTCCAAAGCGTTAGGTTTTGAAGTTAGTGACGATTTAAGTGTTATTCGTCTTGGTGAGGAACCTAAAAAACAGAGAGGCAAAAAATCAAAAGCTGAGACACCAGCTAAAGTAATACCTTCTGAAGTTTTTCCTACCAATAATAAGTCAACGATTGTTATTACAGAACAAACTAATGTCACAGCTTCCGAGGATCTATTAACTCCAGTATCTAATGAACTTGAATCAGATCCAGAATATCAGAAGACATTAGATACCCTTCTCCAGCGTGTTAAAGAGTCAAAAACACCTGCAGAAGTAAATGCGGTTTATCGTTATACCCGCACATGGGATGACGAACAAATGAAGCCTATCCTTCTCGCCACTCACAAACGTCTTGAAGAGCTAGAAAAAGAACAGGCATCTACGAATGAGCCACCCTCTTTAATGGTTCAGATCCAGAACGCACCAGACCTCACAACATTGGATGCGCTGGAAATAGATGTGGCTGCACGAGATCCGCAGATTCAACCGAAGCTAATGGGGTATGTGAGAAAACGCCGCTATGAATTAGAGAATCCTACACCTACACAACCTGAAGCTGATCCTGATTATCTATTAGTGGACGGTTTCTAATATGAAAGATCAGTACAAGAAAGTGAGCCAAAAACACATGCTTGGTTTTATGTACTACTTGCAATTGCTGGGCTACGTAATAGTCCGGCAAGGCATGGATCAAGCAATGTTCCTAACAAAACATTATGCGGTACCAGTCTCTTGGCGGCGAATAACAATCGACTATCACAACCGATTAAACAAACCTGCTCAGCAGCTTTATAAAGAATTTGTTGAGTGGACTAAAGAAGAATATTTGAGGGCTTAGGTAATGATTGATCTAAATAAAAAAAGAGAAGCTTTTGAAAGATTTCATGCCAAAGAATGTAATTGCAGTTATGAAAGTTTAAAACGTCACCTAGATAGACAAGAGGCACTAACAGGTCACAGATATTTACCAACTAGTCCTCGTCATGAAGCTTGGTTGATTTGGGATGCCGCATGGAATGACGCCAGTGCTCAGGTGTTGCCAACTTGGATCAGCATGGATGATGAATGGCCGCCTACTGACATAATGGTACTTATTTGTTGGGCTGATGCACCTGATGTTACACCCGAACAAGACTATATGACTATTGATGAAGATTTAAATAGTGTATGGGCAAATTATCATAATGATGCGCCTTCACACTGGATGCATTTTCATAGTGTGCCAAACGTATCTGGAGCTGCTAATGAGTAAGGTTATTGGTGAAGTTAATTTGAATCCTAGCCGTATTGAAGGCACTCCGGATCAGATAGCGGTTCATATTTTTAAAGAAGTTATTTGCCCAAGTACTGAAGAGCTTCTCAAGAATAATCCTGAGGCAGCAAAGGTCTTTGCATACCATATTTTTGGTTTGGCGCTTTCTCAGCTAGCCGAATTCCATTCAACTAAAAGTTTAGATAAAGCTGTAACCGTTACTCTTCACAACCTTTTGCGTCAATTGAAGAAAGAACGTAATGAGTTGAGGAACTAAAGGATGAGTGGATTAAAAGTTAAAACATGTAATTTTTGTGATGACGGGAACGGTGAATGCATTTTCCCCTATTACGGCCTTGCCCCTCATATTCATACGAAGCCAATTGGCGGTACTGAATTTATAGATGTTTCATTACCTGAAAACTTTAGTCCTGATGGGGATGGTTTAGGCATATATACACACTGTCTGAATTGTGGGGGTGATGGCACATATGAAGGCATCCAGTTAGAAGTTAAAGCGGAAAGTAAGGAGGGCTAATGTGGATAAATATCTGACATCTAACAATGTGTGTGAGATGTTTCATATTACTAAACGCACACTTAATCGGTGGGAAATTAACACTCCTTGGGGTATTCCCTTCCCAGCCCCAGCTTTAAGTTCTGAAGGCGGGACAATGAAAAGATACCTCGCTACTGATGTAATGAAGTGGGAGGAAGAATGCCAGCAAAAGAAGCAACTAAAAAAAGCTATATAA